TGATGTGGATGATCAATTCCATGTCGGGCAATGAGATTCGGCAATTTGAGGATATGAATCCGAAAGAGGGCCTTGATTTCACATGGGCGCCTCTTGCGAACGCTCCCGTTGGGCCTGACGGCAAACCGATTGTTCCTGAGACTGCCGCCGTGGACAATAATCTAAAGCCAAGTGGCCAAGAAGATATCGCCAATATCTATCTCAAGTCGGGCGCGATGGCGAGAACAAGGTTTGCCGCCATGATTCAGGACATAATCAAGCCCGAAGCGGGCGGAAGCCTCTAGGGGAGCATTAGATGAAGAAAACCATCAACGCGGCACTCCTGTCGCGAGTGAATGCTATTGTTGATAAACGAGCGGCGCGAGCGGTTGTGGCGCGCGGCGGGGATAATAGTGAGCCGCGTAAATGGTTCAATTTCACTGCGAAGAGTGATGATGAGTCGACTCTCTACATATACGATGAAATCTCTTCGTGGTGGGGGATTGGAGCCAATGAATTTGTAACGGCGCTGAATGAAGTTGATTCAAAGACGCTAAACATTCATCTGAATTCTCCGGGCGGATCTGTATTTGAAGGGTTCGCTATCTACGCTGCAATCATTGACTTCGCTGAAAATAAAAAGGCGAAGGTAAATATGATTGTGGACGGCTGGGCCGCCTCAATTGCTTCCGTCATCATGTGCGCTGGTGATCGAATTAAAGTTGGAGAGCATGCTTCCGTAATGATACACGAGCCTTGGGGGTTCGCGATAGGAAGTGCCGATGAAATGCGTGAAGAGGCAGAAGTCCTCGATATGCTCGAAGAGACAATCATCGACATCTACGTCTCCCGGACGAAGGGTGACAGAAATCAGATTCAGGATTGGGTTAAGGCTGAGACTTGGTTCAAGGGGCAAGCGGCGGTTGATGCTGGTTTTGCCGATGAGGTGATCCCTCTTAAAAAGAAGGGGAACGATGAGGAAGATAAGGCCGCGAAGCCTGCCGCTTCCCATGACGCAGAATATTTTGCCGCGATTTTCCCGAATATGCCTTCCGATGTCCGTGAGGCGCTGACCAAGCAGTCTATGGCATCCAACGACACTAAGGAACTTCCTAAAACTGAAAGGGAGTTCAGCAAATTCTTGCAGTCCAATGGGTTCAGCCGCGATGGCGCAGATCGGATTGCAGGTCATGGTTTCAAGTCGAAAACCGAACCACGGGATGTGGCGGATCGGATTGAGAATCCCACCACTGCGGAACCACGGGATGTGGCCGAGAAACGGGATGATGCAGCCGAAGCAATTCGCGCTGTTGCAACCGCTGTAGCCATTCGCGCTGCGGCCCGTAAGTCCACATTCAAGTAGAAAGGACCACGAGATGGATCCCGAACTGAAAAAGGCGCTTGATGCGCTCAATATGACCCTGAACGAAGCCGCTGAGGCTCAGGACAAGGCTCTTGCGGCTTTCCGCGAGGAGTCGGAGAAGAACGACAAGGCTCGTGATGCCGCGAACGATGAAAAGCTCGCGAAGATCAATGAGGAACTTGCCAAGTTCGAAACTCTGAACGAGGCCATCCAGAAGGCTGAGGCTCGCGCCACGGCTGAAGAGGAAGCCCGTAAGGAAATGCAGGACAGCGTTGACCGCATCGAGGCGAAGATTAATCGTCCTGGCGGTGCCGGCGCTGAGGCTGAAGCCGATATGCGTGCGAAGGCTTTCGAGGCTTTTGCTCGTAAGGGCGTTGCCGGCCTGACTGGTGATTACCAGAACGTCCTGCAGGTTTCGGATGACAACTCGGCTGGCCGTCTGGCTACGCCGGAATTCGTTATGTCGATCCTTAAGGAGATTGAAGAGTATTCGATGCTCCGCGGTCTCGTCACGGTTCGCACCACGGGTTCCCGCTCTGTCCAGATGCCGAAGCGCACGGCTCTTCCGTCTGCGGTTTGGGTTGGCGAGACTGAAACTCGTCCGGATACGGAAGGTCTGGCTTACGGCATGCTGGAAATTCCGGTCCACGAAGCCACAATGGCCGTGCCGATCTCCAATCAGATGCTCGAAGACTCTGACTTCGACATTATGAACGAGATCCGTGAGGCTACCTCGCTCGGCTTTGCCAAGCAGGAAGCTGCGGCGGTCATCTCTGGTAACAAGGACGGCAAGCCCGAGGGCTTCCTGAACGCCGCTGGTACGGTCGGCAAGACCTCTGGCGTTGTCGGTGACATCACCGCCGATGACCTGATCTCGCTGAAGTACGGCATCAAGACTGGTTATGCCACTAACGGCTCCTTCGTTCTGAACCGCCCCACTCTGGAGAAGGTGCGGAAAATGAAGGACGGCAACGGTCAGTATCTTTGGGCCTCTGGACTTGCTGCCGGTCGTGCATCCACGATCGATGGCGAGCCCTATGCGGAGCAGCCCGATATGCCGAACGTTGGCACGGGCCTGAAGCCGGTCGCCTTCGGTGATTGGAAGCGCGGTTATATCCTCGTGGATCGCATCGCTATGTCGATGCTTCGCGATGATTATACCCGCGCCGGTAACGGCCAGGTGCTCTTCCGCTGGCGTCGTCGCCTTGGCGGTGCGGTGTCTATCGCCGAAGCCATCGCGATCCTCACCGTTCAGTAATCTTCCACAAAGGAGAAAAGAACATGGCTACGATCAATAACCTCCTTAGCAATGTGGAAGTGATCCGCGTTGCTAATGCTGCCTCGGCGGCTCAGACCGAAGTTGACGGCACTGCCGTTGACATGGCGGGTAAGATCGGTGTGACTTTCGTTGCATCGTTCGGCACCGTTACCACGGCTTCGGTTATCACCCTCAAGGTTGAGGGTAGCGATGACGGCTCCACTGGCTGGACTGCTCTTAGCGGTTCGGCCACACACACTGCGGATGGCACGGATGCTAACAATAAGATTCTCGCGGTGGATTGTGTCCGCCCCGAGTATCGTTATGTCCGCGCCGTTGTTACCCGCACGGCCGCAAATGCAGTCGTGGATAGCGTTGTGGCTATTACCTACGGCCAGTATTGGCAGCCGGTTGAGCAGGGCGATACCGTCCTTGACTCGGCTACATTGGCGAATGCCAAGGCTGCTTAAAACTTGAATAAATAGGCGGAATCGCCTATTTCATCTATGTCTGGCTAGGGTCGCTCCCGAAAAGTGCCATCCAGCACCTGCCAGACGCAAATATTAGGACAGCAAGAGGGAAACTTGCACTTTGAAAAATCCGCGAGGATATTGGACTATGGAGCGCTGCAAAGAAAATGCGCTTCAATACTCCTATCGTACAGAGTGGGCTAAAAACTCTAGCGCTGCATATGATTCCGCCAGGCGGAATGGATGGCTGGATGACTGCTGTTCTCATATGGAAAGGAGACAGGAGCCTACTGGTTATTGGACTGTAGATCGCTGTGTTGAACGCGCACGCGAGTTTTCCAGTATTGCTGACTGGCAGAAGGGGTGCCCCGGTAGTTTCGATGCCTCACGTTATAACGGGTCATATAACGATTGCACTGCCCATATGCGAAAAAAGCGGCGCCGTGGCAGTATAACAATAGAAGGCTGCCGGGAAGAGGCGCTTAGGCACGAGTCGCGCAGTGCATGGAAATCCGCATCTCATGCAACTTTTGCTTTCGCGAAGGCCAACGGCCTATTAGATGAATTAACTTCTCATATGGAACCCTGTCGGTTCCCTAATGGGTATTGGACTTTCGAGAGATGCGCCGAGAGTGCCGGATCATTTGAAACTAGAAACGAATGGCGCTGGAAGGATTTCAAATCATACGATGCGGCGCGCAGGGCTGGTTGGATAGATAAAATAGCGGAAGCATCGGGGATGCCACGCTATGATGGGAGTCAAGCCCAGCGTGGATTGGCCGATAGATTTCGGGCTTTCATCGCAGACACAGGTATTGAACTGTGTGAGGAAGTATCTGGACTCGCCGGCCATAGAACTGAAGTAGATATGGCTTTTTATCGGAATGGCCTGCCATTCCTCGCTGTAGAATATCAAGGTGCTTACTGGCACTCCGAGGCGGCTGGGAAATCGAGGAATTACCACCGTGATCGGATGAATGCTTTGCGAGAAAAAGGCATTCGTTTAATTACTGTTCACGAGTCCGAAGCCGACAACCCAGTGATTGATAGCATGGTTCGTAGCGCCCTCGGGCTGATTGAGAAAAAAATACGTGCATCCAAGTGCGAGGTTGTCCCTGTTAGTGATGGAACGTCAGGTGCTTTCTATGAATATTCTCATATCCAGGGTGGACGGATTTCTGGAAAGGATCGTCTGAATCTCGGGCTGGAGTGTAAAGGCAAACTCGTTGCCTGCATGACCTTTGTTAGAGCAAATAATCGTCACACAGGAAGCGGCCAATACGATTGGTGCCTTCATAGATTCGCTACGTTACCGAACATTCGAGTTATGGGCGCGGCTGGACGGTTGTTTAAGCAGTTTCATAGTGAACACTCTGGGCAGAGCGTTATCAGTTACTGCGATCTTCAGTATTTCGATGGTCGCACGTATCGTTCAATCGGATTTGAGCATATTCGCGACAATCCTCCCGACTATCGGTGGGTGAAAGCGCAGACAGTTCTATCAAAGCATGAGGCGCAGAGAAAGTTCCTCCCTGATCTGCTTGGAGCGGCGTTCGATCCAGCGCTCTCAGAACGAGAAAATATGGAACGGGCTGGGTATAGCAAAATTTGGGATTGCGGCAAGGCTGTCTATGCATTCTTGCCGTAAGAACTGCAAATAGCCGGTCATCGGCGTTTGTCATCGGGGCCGTGCCCCAATCCGAAGGACAGGGGTTTCTCTGTCCTTTTTCTTTGGAACAAGGAGAAGCGGCAATGGCCGATGAAAACACCTACGTGCAGGGCACTGTTTACCGTGAACAGGGGACCGGCAAGATTCGAGTCAAGGGCGCGACCAAGATTGAGTTTACGGACTCGCCTGCCGACACGGCTGATATTGCCACAAAGTTGGATGAAGTGATCGCGCTTCTGACGGCTGCTGGCATTAATCCCGATGAGTAAATAGGAGAACGCCGGCATGGCTGACTATACGAGTTTCGCAGACACGCCTGTCAGTCCGGCGCGCTCTATTAAGGCGGTAACGCCTGATGACGATGCTGATTTGCCTGATGGAGTTTGCAAGTCCGTTTATATCCTGACGGACGGCAACCTTGAAGTGCAGGCCGCGAATGATGACGATGCGGTGACGATTGCCGTGAAGGCAGGAATGCTCATTCCCGTCATGGCGAAGCGAATCCTCGAAAGCACGACCGCTACGGTCGTTGCTCTTTATTGAGAGAACAATGTCTACAGTCCAGGTTATTGCATTGAAGCCGTTTGTCTATAGCACGGACGGCTATACCGAAATCCCCGTTGCGGAAAAGGAAGCGTTCGATCTTCCTGAAAAGTTTTTCAACGGATTGAATGATGCCCGCTATGTCAGGCGCGCGGTCATTGGAGACGGCAAGGTATCTCTTAAACCGTCTAATGAAGAGATTACCGAGAAGGTGAAGCCGATTGTTGAAACGGCTGTTAAATTGCAGGAAGTCCTTACGAAAGTTGCCGAGACTAAGGTTGACGCTTCTGACGTGGAGATTCCTGATGATTGGCGGTCGCTCAAATTCTTTGCTCTCCGCTCGCTCGCTGCGAAGTTTGGCGAAACACCTAAAAATATGGAAGAGGCAGTTGCGGCAATCGAGGCTGAACTGGCCAAGCGCGATTAGGAATAACCACGATGGCCGTCACTCTTCTCGCAACGATTGAACCTATATCGCTTGCAGAAGCAAAGGCATGGCTGCTTATCGATTATGACGATCAGGATAGTGAGATCGAATCTCTCATCAAGGCGGCTCGTTTAAAGATTGAGAAGCGGTGCGGCATCTCAATCGCCATGAAACAGTACGCAGAAAAACTTAGCGGTTTTTCTGACAAGATTGAGTTGTCGAACCCTCCTGTCATCTCTGTCGATAGCATTAAGTATCTTGATGCAGATGGTGCCGAACAGACAGTTGATGTCGCCGATTATGTTCTGATGCAGGACGATTATGTTCCTTACATTTTCCCTGCATCGGCATGGCCTACAGACATCGCAGATCGCCCCGATGCGGTTCGGATTACCTACACCACTGGTATCGATATTGAAGATAGTCCGCCTGATGAAGTTCCAGAGGATTTGAAGCAGGCGATGCGTTTGATGATCGGCGAAAATTTTGAAACGCGGCAGGGCGAATTACTCTTACCCACGCGCCAAGAGTTGGGCGTGCCGTCCCACGGGATCGATGAACTTCTCGCCCCTTATGTCGTGATGAGGCTCTAATGCATATAGGGCTTCTGCGGCAGCGTCTCGATATCCAGGTTAAAACGATTGTCGGTAGCACCAATCAGTCCGCCTATGAGCCTAAAGAAGAGTGGGTAAACTGGCGCTCTAATGTCCCGTGTAGTGTCTCCGTTAGACGCGGCCAGGAACACTATTTTCAGTCTAGCGACACAGGAGCGGGCCAAAAGTTCGGCAAGGATGTCTGGTTTTTCGGGACTCGCTACAAATCCATTGAAGGAATCGATTCTTCAATGCGGATAAAACATGCGGGATTGGTATTCGACATTCGCACTATCCGTCCAGATGATCAATACCGCCGCGAGATGACAATCGAAGCGGAAGTCTCTGATGCGGTTATCGGTGCCTCTCCTCTCACTGCCTCGATTGAGGAAGTCATTAAACAAGGATGGGAAGGCGAGGAATATAGCGGTTTCACCATAACTGCGAGCGGCGGGACTTCTCCCTACCAGTTTGCCACAGACAGCGCTGGATTGCCTCCTGGCTTACTCCTAGACGCTTCTACAGGCATTGTAAGCGGTATGCCTACAACGGAAGGCGTATGGCCGATTTCGATTCAGGTTTCGGACTCCGCAGGTGCGATCTTCACACTCCCTGATTTTAACATCACCATCAATCCGAGTACGTGATGAGCGGACTTCTCATAGTTGCGAACCGTCTCAATGCTAACGCGGCGCTGAAGGCGAAGGTGCCTGTAAAGAAGCAATTCATCGTTGTAGCGCAGCAAGGGGAAGTTGCACCCTATCTCGTAATGTCGCAAGTGTCTGGCAATGACGGCGTTCATCTCGAGGGGCAGGATGAATATCCAGTTGAGCGCATTCAGATTGATGTCGTTGCCGCGCACTATAAGTCAGATACGGGCGATGGCGCCAAAGACATCACCGATTTAGTCCGCGCCGCTCTCATAAACACCATTAAGGCAAAGATGTCTGCGGTCGGCGTTAAAGACGTTGATATCATTTCCACGGGAATGGAATTGACGGATTACAATGACGATAAGACGGCCGTACTCGTGATCTCTGACTACATGGTTAGGTGGAGAAAGATATGAAGTCTATCATTGCGGCCGCTATGGTTCTAGGCTTTGTATCATTCGCCGCAGCCGATCAGCCAGCATGTGGTGGCACGGCTTCCGTCATTAGTTCAATCGAACGCAATTTGGGGGCTTGGCCTGTCTGGACCGGACATAATAGAGAGACATCATTCGTTCTCTTTGTGAACAAGGCCAAGGCTTGGACATTCATTGCCGGTAACAATGAGCGGGCCTGCATTGTTGCATACGGCGACAAATCCGATACCGTTGGGCTTGGAGTGTAATTAATGGCGACACCGCCAGTTCCAGACGAGATTCTTCGCCAAACGTATGAATCATTCATCGAAAATAACAGCAATCAAACCCACACAGCCAAAGCATTAGGTATTAGCAGAGAGTCAGTTCAGCGGCGCGTAAGACAGTTTATCGAGAAAGGACTTCATCTTTCTGATGGTGGCCGAGAGGCTATGTCCCTCACCAATCTGAATGGTGTTGAGATCGCTGGCGGATATCGCCACGTCTACGATGACGAAGGGAAGAAGGTAGAAACTGTTCGGTGGAATGCGCCGAAACAGGAAATGGCGCTGGAGACGGTTCTAGAAAGAGCCGCTGCGGCATTCTCGGATATTCCGAAGGCACCACCGATTCCGGCGCCAAAACTGGCTCAGTCTGATCTGTTGACGCTCTACCCGATATATGACGCGCACGTCGGTATGAGAGCTTGGGCGGAAGAAACCGGCTATGATGACTACGATCTTCGTTTAGCCGTCTCTGACCTTCATCATGCTATCGGAAAGGTTATGGCGCTGTCGCCTGATAGTGAAGAGGCAATCGTCTTAATCGGCGGCGATTTCTTTCACGGTGATGATGATACAAATCAAACGCCTAAAAGCCGAAACCCGCTTGATGTTGACGGCAGGCATTTCAAAGTTCTTGATACCGGCATAGAAGTCACGGCCGCTATAATCGAACGGGCCGCATCAAAACATAAAAAGGTAACAGTTCGCGTCCTTCGCGGCAATCACGATCCTCATAGCCATATGGTTCTCACATTGGCTCTATCTCAAAGGTACAGAGATAGTAAGCGGATTGTCGTGGAAAAATCTCCGCGAGATATTTTCATGTATCAGTGGGGCAAGTGTCTAATAGCAGGCCACCATGGCGACAAGCAGAAGCCTGAACGGCTTGCTATGATCCTGGCTGAGATATGTCCATTCTGGACGGCATCTCCGTATAGGATTGTTTTCACTGGACACAACCATAGCCTTAAAAGCGAAGACTTTCCCGGAATCTCTTGGGAACAACTTAGAGCCTTCTGCCCACCAGATGCCTTTGGCGCTCAGTTTGCTCCTCGCCGCGCTATACACGCCATTACGTTTAACAAGAATAGTGGCATTTCTACGAGAACGCAGGATCCGATTGTGAGGGCTGCGGCATAAACTAAAAATATCGGAATATCCGTATATTCGGGGGTTTACGATATGATCCGACGCATCTTTCAACAAAATCATATGCATTATCATTTGGTGGCGGCTTAGTCGTCATTATAGAAGATGGAACCGTAAATGATAGTCGGGCTAACCGGAAAACGCGGGGTAGGGAAATCCACAGCGGCGGATGTACTCGAAGAGTATGGGTTTATTCGCGGACATGCTTTCGATGGTGGTAAGGCGGCTACGGTAGGATATTTCATCCATCTCGGAATGTCGGCGGATATGGCTGACGAAGCCGTATACGGCAATCTCCGTGATGAACCAAACTGGTTTCTGCCGCATAATGAGAAACCCCGGCTTTTCATGGAAAAGTTTGGCAAGTGGTTCGGCACGGTTCTCGGCCCAGACTGGACACTAGGAGCCGAACTGGATCGGATTGAGCGTAAGTATCCTGGCGCACCTGTAGTAATTGAGAGTGTGATTTATGAAGCCGCGCTCCTTCGCAGCCGTGGTGGCCGCATCATCCGCATTATCCGTCCTGACTATGACGGTGTAGTTGGTTTGGAAACAGACGCGGCAGAACGTGAAATATATGCGGATAGAGAAATCATAAATGATGGCTCTATCGACGATCTAGCCGATAAGATTGTGAAAGTCGCAGGTGAACTATGCGCGTCACTGGAGACAAGGAGTTAGTCCTAGCGCTTCGGATGATGGCCAAGGGAGTTCCTAACTCCGCCATTGATAAATCGGCCAGAGAAGCCTTCCAGCCGATTACAGACGAAGCGGTATCTCTCGCTAAAGGACATAGGCAGCCTCGCCGCCCTAAAGGCGGCCACATCGATGAGAATATCAAGTTTCTTCGCCGTAAAGATTCTACTCGAAGAGTCCGGAATTTCGTTCTCGGGGCCGTTGGGAAGCGAAAATCGATCCTCACCTGGCTGGAGTTCGGTGTGGCGCCGCATGTGCAGCCGATCAGGTTGAGAGGAGGCATACATCCGGGACACAGACCTTTCCCAATCATGCGACCGGCATATGATGCCCATAGCCAAGAAGTCACCGAACGCTTCGGTCGAGAGATTTGGAAATATGTCGCGGCCATGGCTCTTACGATTAACAAAGGTCGGAAATGAAAGGATATCTCATGAGTGATGATATCGAAACGCCAAAAAGAAAGTACACACGGCGCGGCTCAATGTTTGGCAATGACAAGCTGGATGATGCGGCCGCTTCGATCATAAACGATGTGATTGATGCCGCTGACGATCTTCCACAGGAAGTTGAAGTTGAAGTCGAGCCGATTCAATCCGAGTCGAAAGAAGTCAAATTTCTGGGCGAAGAGCCTGTAAGTAATTCGATTACGTCAAAGATTGCCAAAAAGCTCGGATATCGAAAGTCCATGGAAAACATTCCATGGAAGGGAATTGATCGGTGGGTTTGCCAGACTTGCAAATGGGAAACCTTCGATAAGCAAAGAGCTAAGGCTCATTCCTGCTAAAGAATTGAAAGACGGATATCGTCTTTCTTTATAGACACGCGGTTGGGCAGCCGCGATTGACCCGCTGTGAAGCGCGTCCGTCTCTTAGATAGAACGCCCATAACTCAACCGGCCCGTCGCGATGACGCGCCTGTCCCTTAGATGGAGAAATGATATGGCTAAAACGACGGGTAAAGCCGGCATCGGAGTCCTTTTGAAAATCTCGGATATGGACTCGCCACCCACTTTCGCAACTGTGGCAAATGTCACCAACCTTGAAGCCGGTGGCCGTACTCTGAATACCATTGATGCTACGCATCTTGCTTCGCCTGATTACTATCAGGAGTTCATTGCCGGGTTGAAATCTGCTCAGCAGTGGACGGCCACCATTCAGTGGGATCCTTCCGATGCAAGTCTTGATGACTCCACGGGCCTCGGCAAATCGCTTGAAGACCGCTCTGATATCACTCTTCGCATTGATTTCAGCGGTGTTGGCATCAGCAAGGCCCTGGAAGCCACTGGGCTTGTTGCGGAACTGGGGAACATCTCCGTTTCACCAGAAGCAATTATGACTCAGAACTTCACCTTCCAACCTTCCGGCAAGCCAGTTTTCGTAACGCTTCCCTAACAACTAGGAGTTTCCCTGCATGAAACCGGCAAACAAAGGCCGTGGTGAAGTCGCGTTGAATGAGGCGGGGGACGGCGTTGTCCTCCGCTTTACCAATGACGCGATGGAGCGTCTTTATTCGGAATACGGCGAGCAGTATGTGGATGAAGTTATCCGCAAGATTGGTGCCGTTAATCCGGGCGCCTTCAAGATCATCTTGGAATGTATGATTGAAGGTGAATACAAGATCGATGATCGGCCATGGGGTTTGTCATGGAACGAACTCAATGAGCGCGTTCTTGATGCAATCTTTCTTGCCCTTCATAAAAGGACGTTCAAGGAGCAGCAGGCTTATCTAGAGGCTGAGGCAGATAAGGCATATGAGGCCGCCAAGGAAAACCCTCGGAAGGCAGTGGCTCTATTCTCGAAACTGTCTTCAGAATTGGGTGCGCTGCGGGACTCCGAC